AGCGTTATTAGGGTCTGCTTGAATAATGACAGTACCAAGAGAGTTGTATTGAATTGCAGCTTTTGCACCGCCTGTTGAAGTTCCACCCAAATAAATATCACCTGATGTAATCAGGTTTGAACTCGCATCCAGAGTCATTGCTTGGTTGAAGCTGATTGTGTTCCCTGCTGTGCCAGAGGCGGCGTTGAACCAAGAATGTGCGCCGTTGTACTGTTGGTAGTAAGTAGCACCAATACTGCTTGCCCCGTATGTTTCGTTTGACGAAGTGAAAATAGCGTTGTTGGCAAGTCTAAAAACATTGCTCGTGTAACCAAATATTGAGTTAAAACCACCTAACTGAATTGCCCTTGCGGTTGATGACCAAGTAGCACTAGGCGTAACACCAATACCCACGTTTCCCTCGGGTGTGATACGCATCGACTCCACGCCACCTTCAGTAAAGGCAATAGTGTCAGCCGCAGGGAAGAAGATGCCTGTGTTGGTGTCGCCAACAGTAGTAATAGATGGTGCTGTATTTGACCCCGCAGATACAGTCACATTACCACTGCTGATAGTGACGTTAGTGAGCGTCACATTACCAAAAGAAGTTACTGTGTTACCTAGCTGTACAGCGGTATTACCGATAGTAACAGGGGTAGCAAAGTTGGTGTCAAGTTGCGATAACGGAATTGCCGCAGTCGCAGTACCGAAAATATTAGGAACTGGCATTTTAGAACCTCACTCTTAATTCATGTTCAAACTCAATCGTGTTGACAGTTAGCGCAGGGTCTGTGCTAGTCATTGTCAACCCCAAATACTTACCATACTGTTGTGCATCTGACTTATACAAGGCGTACCCCGCACTCGTCAACCAGCCTATTGTCGTAGAAGAATTGTTTACCCACGTAAGCGTCACCCCTGAATTGTTAAACCAAGTAACACTGTTGTTCAAGATATACACAGGACTAGAACCGCTCTCACTATCCACGGTTACATTGAACGTACCGCCTGTAGTAAGAGTAGCTTCAATACCAAACTTCAATGCTTGCTTGGTACGGATAGGGTCTTTCATAGGAGACAAGGCTGTTTGTATCTCGCTAGACACATTTGCAGTTGCATCCCCGTACAGTCTGAACAAAGCAGTATTTGTCACACCGTACATGTTAATCACACCTCCCACAGGGGCAGATGTTGTATATGTCAGTGCGCCTTGACTGGTAATAAACCACTTCTTTTCAAAGAACACTGCCTGTATATATCTACCGCCTGTGGCATAAGGATAAGACGCAGACAGGTAAAAGTTGAATGCCGCACACAGAATGTTATTCAGCAATACCTGACCGCCTGTAACGGGGTATGAAAAATCTATGTATGGAAAAATACCATCAAGTTGGTCAGAAATCTTGCTGGTGGTAGAGCCAACCAGGGCATACACACCGTAGTTGTTCATGAACAACACTGAGCGGAAGTAGGGGAAGACCGCATATTTCAGCTTACTGCCGACAGAAGCAGACACGTTGGTGTTGGTGAACAGGGTTCGACCTAAAGTGTCTACACGGACATCTGAGAACACGTTGATGCTGTCTTCACCGTAGATGTACAGGAAGTTGTTGGCAGACAACATGTACTGTATGTTGCCGTGCAAGGTGGAATCTGAGAGAGTCAGAGAACCAGCAGACACGGAGGTAAAGTCAGTAGGGCTAACACTGGAAGAATAGGTTACCGTGCGTCCTGTAGACACCCAGACACGACCAGAGAAAGTAGCCACACTGGAAATCTGGTCAAGATTTGGCACACCTATAGCTGTGGCAGTGGTGTTTCCCGTTGGCGTTGGTGGTGCAGCAATAGCAATAGTAGGCACACTTGTGAAGTTGTTGCCTACGTTGGTCATGATGACTTGGGTGACCGCATTTCCAAACACAATGGCTGTAGCTGCGGCATTTGCCCCGCCACCGCCAGTGATGGTGACACTTGGAGGGGAGGCAGGGTTGTAGCCAGACCCGCTGTTGGTCACCTGGATGGCAAGTGCGCCCTTGGTAAAGGTCAACAGTTGGGCAATAGCATTAGCACCGCTACCACCACCGCCTGTAATTGTCACAGTTGGGGCTGCTGTGTATCCGCTACCACCGTTGGTGACAGAAATAGAGGACACAGTGTTGGCTGTGATAGTGGCTGTGGCTGTTGCTTGGACACCATTTGTCTGGTTGGGGGCAGAAATAGTGACTGCTGGCGCAGATGTGTAGCCTGTACCCCTGTTTGTGAGGCCAATCTGACCTACACCGCCTACAGCTAATAAATCTGTGCCATTCCAAGTGAACAAGCCTTTGTCAGGGTCACCTATAAAGATTTCCTCATTCTTCCACTGGGCAATAGACACGTTGGCAGAAGAAAACGTGCCTGTCACAGCCACATTACCTTTTGTCAGCGTATCTAACTTGTAATATTCTCCCCGTCCATCAGCCTCAAAAGCCAAAATGTAGTCAGACAAGCCAAGGTTACAGCTTTCCAAACTGGTGACTGTGTTGCCAAACGACACAGCAGTGTTGCCAGAATCCTTAACTGTGACTTGAGCGGAAATAATCTTGATGTTGCCAAAGCCAATAGGCATGGCATTCTCAATCCAAGAGAACTCTTCCTCGTCAATAGCTGTTCTATTGGCCTTGGTGTTTAGGCCTTTGAAGTTCTTATAGACAGCATAAGATTTTTTTTGCTCTGCTGCTGCCATGATTAGAACGTGCTGTAGGGGTCAGGGATACGCCTTGTATAGACAGAGTTCAACACTGCCTGTACATGCTTGAGATATTCTTGTTTGTAGATTTCAGCCTCACCATAGCTCTGCTCTTTGTACTTGGCCTTGTAAGCCGCATAGAAAGCCACAGGGGTGGTGTAGGGGTCTTGAATAGGGTCAACAGCGTTGGGAGTGTTCAAACTCAACGCTGTAGGCAATATAGTGCTGTCAATCTCAACAACATAAGCTTGGTCAGGCACAGGCCCGATATAAATCTGTTGTTGTCCGTAGACAGAAAAACACACGGGTCTGCCTACATAGTTTTGCCAGTAGCGCAGTTGTGCGTTGAAGTTTGACCAGGGCAGGTAGCGCAGAGGAATGCGGCTGTTACCCCAGTAAATGTTGACGTTCAGGATGTCTAGCGTATTCCCGTTTGTCAGCGTGGCAAAAGGAATAATCTCAGCAGGGCCAGAGTATTGCAGTGTTGCCGTACCGTCTGTGAACGGGGTAGACGGTGGGAATGTGTAGTTGGCAGCAGGGTAGGGTGGGGCATCTACACCAAGCACACCGCCAGTGACAACTTCATAGATGAAGATGTTGTTAAAAACAAACTGACCAGCAGTGACGGTAGCTCCCGCAGTCCAAACGGTTGCAGGTACGCCTGTGTTAGAAATTGGGGTGGCAGTAATTTGCAGGGTACGTAAGCACCCAGTATCTCTCGCTACTCGCTCACGGGCATCGTTGATGTAGTCCGTTAGCTCCGAGGTTGACCAGAAGACAGAGTTTGCGTCATGCAAAAGCCGCTGTACTTCCGTGATGTAGGAAGAGAGAGTTGCCATGTTACCTTCATGTTAAGCAACCCTCTGATTGACCTTTCCCTCACCACGCTTTTCAACGTGGAGAGGTACTACGCCAACCGCCGAGGGTAACGAGCGGTTCTTTACAGGAGGAGTGTCAGAAATTTCAACATTCCTAAACTTCTCCGTTGCTTCTTCAAGTTCGCTGTGAAGACGTATCAAGCCCAACTGGACAAGATACTTCTCCTTTTCCTCATCTCCGTAACCAAGCATGTGCCTAGCGGCAGAAACAGTAAGCTCTACTGTCTTGCCGACAGGAAAATCATAACCAACATAGTTGTACTCAGCGTACAGGTCTTTGTCGGTCTTGTTGGTTACGTAGACAAGTTCTGTCATAACGTTACAACGTCACCGTACACCGAAACTTCAACCGTGTTGTTTGCGGCAGCAGCAGTGTTAACACACAAAAACAGAGAACCAGAGTAGATTGTCGTGGCGGTATTTGCCGTCAAGTTCAAATCTTGATACTTGGTTGTACCTGTTACGTTTGCCAACACTGTTGCGTTAGAAACAGCGTTTGCAAGTACACCATCATTACTTGTAAAGATGGTGACGTTAGCAGCAGCAACAGTTCCATTTGCTTGAGATACGGTAATACGGCGAACAATGTAACTTGTTCCAATAGTAGGAATTACCGCTACGGCATTACCCGTGCTTCCCAAACCTACGGGAGCAGAGGTAACACCGACAAGGTAATTTCCAAAACTATCAGGATACCGTGTGCCTACAGCGTTGGAGTTAGCCATGCTATCTCCTTAGCTTGTGTAGGTGCTGTTAGCAGAGATACCACCATTGATGGTCAATGCAGTAACTGCACCTGCGCCAGCAATAGTAGATTGTGCAAACACGTTTACGCCATCAGACAAAATCATGCCGCCAGTGTTATTGGCAAGCAAGGTGGTGATGGAAGAACCGTTGTTCGCAGTAATCACTACGTTGGCAGCGGGGAACAGCAAGTATGTACCTGCTGGAATCACTGTACCTGCGTTAGCGGCAGTTAGAGAGACATTGGAGAAGTAAGCACCAGCGGTGTTGGTGGTTGCATTCGCCAGAATGATTTTGTTCATTGCTAAAGCCATGTCTTTTTCTCCTTACAGTGAGAGGTAGTTGTAACCCGTCACCTTGGTCATGGCTTTGGGTTTGACGTTCACCAATTCGGCAATCATCAAAACCGCACCGACATAACCAATTTGCCAGTTGGGGAGAGTGGACTC